GGATCAACATGGAGCATCCCAATATCTCCATGACGATCTACCCCAAGCCGACACGGGTGTTGGAATGGCATTTCATCTCTGCCGACGAGCTAACGCAGCCGGCGACTCTGGCGACTGACATCTATATGCCGCCCGGTTACCTACGGGCATTCCGGTACAACTTGGCCTGCGAGATTGCCCCTGAGTTTGGTGTAGAACCGTCGCCGCAAGTTAAGCGCATTGCCATGACCAGCAAGCGCAACCTCAAGCGCATCAATAACCCTGATGACATTATGTCGATGCCGTACTCGCTGGTGGCGACAAGGCAGCGGTTCAACGTGTATACCGGGCAGCCTTAAATGGTACAGGTAGCATGATGCAATCTTTTTGCTCCAAGATACGCAGCGTGCGCTTCCTCTGGCGTGTTGTAATCGCCCAAACATCGTGTTTTGCTGTTAATGGTAATGCTTGCACGCCATTTGTTTTGAAAGAAAATTACGCCCAAATACCCGGATTTGTTACGTTTGTTTGGTTTGCGAATGTTTTGAGAGTTGCCATCAAAAAACACATCTCGCAAATTGGAAATGCGGTTGTCAGATTTTTGACCGTTGATATGATCAATCAATCCTTTCGGCCAATATCCATAAGTGTGCATCCAAGCAAGACGGTGCGCTTTGTACACTTTTCCACAAATGCCAATAGTCCTGTAACCTTTTTTGTCAATTACGCCCGCAATTGCGCCAACTTTTACAGCTTTGCTAGGGCGCGTTATCCAGATAAACTCTCCGGTATCGGGGTTGTAACTCAAAAGATTGCGAAGATCGTCGGCGGTCATGTTGGAACTCCTGTGATGATGTTGAATGTTAACACAGGAATTATTAAATGAAGTCCCCCATTCTGGGAAGTAGCTATGTGGCCCGCAGCGTCAATGCTGCGGATAACCGCATGATCAACTTGTTCCCAGAAATTGTCCCGGAAGGCGGCAAAGAGCCTGGTTTCCTGAACCGCGCTCCCGGCTTGCGATTGCTGAACGTAGTTGGCTCGGGGCCGATTCGCGGAATGTGGGCGCATAAACAATATGGCTATGTCATATCTGGCACTGAGTTGTACAAAGTTGACACCAGCTACAACGCCACTTTGATTGGTTCTGTATCGGGCACCGGCCCGGTCAGCATGGCCGATAACGGTACGCAGTTGTTCATTGCCTGCAATGGCCCTAGCTACATCTACAACTTCACCACTTTGGCGCTGGCTGCAATCACCGACCCAGACTTTCCCGGTGCAGTCAGTGTGGGCTATCTGGATGGCTACTTTGTTTTCAACGAACCCAACAGTCAGCGCGTATGGGTTACGCAATTGCTGGATGGCACATCGGTAGACCCGCTGGACTTTGCAAGCTCTGAAGGTTCTCCAGACGGCTTGGTGGGCCTTGTGGTTGACCATCGAGAAGCCTGGTTGTTTGGAACCGACTCCGTTGAGGTTTGGTACGACGCTGGTTTACCTGATTTTCCTTTGCAACGCATTCAAGGCGCGTTTAATGAGATCGGCTGCGTGTCGGCGTACTCTATTGCCAAGTTGGACAATGCGCTGTTTTGGCTGGGTTCAGACCCACGGGGTCGTGGCATTGTGTACCGGGCTGAAGGCTACACCGGCAAGCGTATGTCAACTCACGCGGTTGAGTATGCCATTCAAAGCTACGGCAACATTAGCGACGCGGTGGCGTACACCTATCAGCAAGAGGGCCATGCTTTCTACGTGCTGACGTTTCCCAGCGCTAACGCTACTTGGGTGTATGACGTATCCACCCAAGCCTGGCACGAACGTGCTAGTGGCAACGATAACCAGTACCGGCACCGCAGCAACTGCATGATGTCGTTCAACAGCGAGATCATCGTTGGTGATTTTGAAGACGGTCGGATATACGCTTTTGACTTGGACTTCTACGCTGACGACACCGCACCGCAGAAGTGGCTACGTTCTTGGAGGGCGCTGCCCACTGGTCAGAACAACCTCAAGCGCACGGCTCACCATACTTTGCAATTGGACGCAGAGGTGGGGATGTACTTTGACCCATTGCTGGATGTAGCCCTGCTGACGGAAGGTTTTGAGTTCATCACCACTGAATCTGGCGATCATCTGACGCAGGAACTTGACCCTATCTCGCTGACTAACCAAGCCCAAGTTATGCTGCGCTGGTCAGACGATGGCGGCCACACTTGGTCAAACGAGCATTGGGCCAACATGGGTGCAACCGGCGAATATGGCCGGCGTATCTTCTGGCGTCGGCTGGGCATGACTTTGAAGCTGCGCGACCGGGTGTACGAGCTGTCAGGCACTGACCCGGTAAAGATCGCCATCATGGGCGCTGAACTTATTATGAGCGGCACCAATGCCTAATACGACACAGATCACGCCTCCCAGGGTGCCGCTGGTTGACACGCGCACCGGCCTGATCTCGCGTGAGTGGTACAGGTTCTTTCTGAACTTGTTCCAGTTGACTGGCGGTGGTACGACGGATACCACACTGGTGGATTTGCAGCTTGGGCCGCCCGTGTTGGACGCCATTGAATCTGACACCAGCCAATTAGCGTCAATGTCAGCGCAGCAAGATACTACGGCAGCGCTGATCCAAGGTGCGTATTTGGCACCCAACATGGCAGAGTGCATGACACAGATGCAGTCTGACATTGATTCTTTGAAAGTGGCGCCAAAACCGTTGGAAGTACATCCAATTCCATACGGCTCATTTTTTGATACCAGTAGCCAAACTGGCTCAATTACTACCCCAACACCAGTTGCGTTCAATAGTACGGATGTGTCCAGTGGCGTCTATTTAGGTGCCACCAACTCACGGATGTATGTGACCGAGGCTGGTGTTTATAGTCTGCAATTTAGCGTCCAAATTCAGAATACCATTGCCACTCAAGGCGATGTGAACATCTGGTTGCGCATAAATGGGGCGGATGTAATTGGTTCAAACGGTTTGGTTTGGATTGCTGCCAAACACGCCGGCGGAGATGGTCACGCCATCTCTGGCTGGAATTTCTTTCTTACGTTGGCGGCAAATGACTACGTAGAGTTGGTGTGGTTGCCAAGTGCTGCGACAATGACGCTACAGTCTTATCCAGCTCAAGTTGGGCCACCGGCTGTACCGTCTACGTATTCCGCAGTTCTGACCGCCTTCAAAGTCAACATTACCTCGGGTTAATCATGGCCGCAACACTTAGTCCCTCACCCAAACAGCAGTTCTTTGATGCCAATGGCGTACCTTTGGCCGGTGGCAAGCTGTACAGCTACACGGCTGGCACTACCTCGCCGCTGGTGACGTATGTTGACGCATCTGGCACAACCACCAACACCAACCCTGTCATCCTTGACAGCCGAGGTGAAGCCAATGTATGGCTGGGTGCTGCCACTTACAAACTTGCGCTGTACAGTGCCACGAATGTGCTGATCTGGACGGTGGATGATATTACCGCCGCTGCCACCGATACATTGGCGTCACTTGCTGCGTCAGGTGGTAGTTCATTGGTGGGATACCTGCCAGCCGGTACGGGGGCTGTGGCTACGACGGTTCAAGCTAAGTTGCGGGAGAGTGTGAGTGTTTTTGACTTTATGACTGCTGGGGAAATTGCGCTAGTTCAAGCGGGAACACCTGGGGATAACTATGCGGCGTTCACGGCAGCGCTTGCAGCATCAAATAATGTTGATATTCCAGCAGGTTCTTTTAAAACATCAGGCACTTTGTATTTTAAAGACCACGTAATTACTGGTGCTGGTTCTCAATATTTTGGTGGGCAAAATACAGGTACGCTGATTACTTGTACCGGCAATGTTGCCTGCTTTAGCTATAACGGTGCATTCGGTTCTGGAGCAAAAATAACAGGTATATTTATTGATTACGGCGATGCAATTCCTGCAAGCGGAAGCACAAAAATAGGTATCAATATACCAAATGTAGCTGCGTGGCCTGCGTTCTATGAATTTTCCGATTTAAGAATTCGTGGGGCGCACATTGGTATTAATGATGCAGGCGCTGCATGGCACGGTAGATACGCTCAAGTGCGAGCAGAAAAATGCCGACTTGGATTCTACAAGTTGGCTGGCACTGACATGGTGTATGAGCAATGTTACGCGCACGATGGGTATCAGGCATATGACATTGCAGACACAATCGGTGCTGTGTTTACTGCTTGTGCTTTTTCAGCGTCCAAATTGCGAAGAATTGAATCTCTTACCTGCGTCAACTCATCCAACACACCTGGCTGTAAGGCTTCGCCCTGCTGATCAATTTGTTGGTTTACACGCACCAGTTGCTGCTGCAATGCCCCAACACGCTCGTTCATTAAGCGT